TCTCGTGTGCCTAAGTGTACGTCAGAAATAAAAATGCTACGATAAGTTTTCTGCATAGCAGTATTTATCGTAGCATGGTGTGTGTAATATTACAGTTGTGTTAAATCTGTACCAAGGTCCATTTACGTGTAAATGATTTGCCTTCGGCCTTGTGTTTCAGTATCTTAGCGAACTCTTTTTTACGCAGTTCGGAAACCGTTTCTGTATCATGGTCGACGCAAGCCCTGTACAGTTTAGCTAATAGCTTTTGCTGTTTCATGGTTGTGTCCTCCTGTACTTTATTTATTATCGTTATCCTATATAATATTTAATGCAACCAATCAACCACACCGTGGCCAACATGGCAAAATTAGCGGCGCTGGGCCAATCCTTGTGATACACAGCAGTTCCCAACCATGCTGTGTTACCTATGAACAACAGTTCAATACCCAGAATAGGATCTAGTTGTAGACTCACTACCACAGCACCTGCCAGCATGATACCAAAGCATAACCATTTGATTAGATTCATATCAAGCCATGGTGATGGCAATGAAAACCAGCATAAAGCTGAGTACTGCTCCTATAATGGGCAACACAATGTGTATGTGTTTGACCACTGCTTCTACTTGATCTTCTGGGGGTTCTTTATTTTCTTCGTTCATTTCTTACCTTTTAACGGTTCAGCATTTGATCAGCACGGGTCACACCAGCCAGTCGCTGATCTTCAGTGAGTTCATCACAACGACTACTATGATCAGGAGCTCGCAACCAGTTTACACCTGTGCGTGGCTTGTAGGTATTCTCCACTGAACGAAACACTGCCCATGTAGCAAACACCATGCTGATGATAGCAATGTGTCCTAGCATGTTATAGCCAATGGTCAGCAGTTCGCCTATGTAAAGACCAAATGCCAGACTCCAAAAACAACCTAGTAGGATGCTGAGAAAGTATTTGACATACACAGGTGCATGGCGCAGAGGATTTAGATTGGGATTCATAATGTCCCACGAGGAACGGCTTATCAACCAAATGAATTTGAGTACACTAAACATATCAGTCCTATCTAGATATTAAAATATTAATTATAGCATCTTATAGCAGTATGTCAAGTGGTTTCAGCCCAAACGAAATATCAAAAAAAACCCGCCGAAGCGGGCTCTAAAAAACAACGTGAATTTATTGTTCTGCTTTATGTGCTGTTAATGCCTTGGTAAATCGATTGGCATGGCTTCGTTCTGCTTTGGCCAGTGTTTCAAACCAATCAGCTACTTCGTCAAACCCTTCGTCACGAGCAGTCTTGGCCATACCAGGATACATGTCAGTGTATTCATGTGTTTCACCGTGAATAGCTGATTCCAGAGCTTCGGTAGTGGTTTTAGCACTCATACCTGTGCCTGGATCACCTGCACCGCCTTCAATCAGAAATTCCATGTGGCCGTGTGCGTGTCCGGTTTCACCTTCTGCTGTGCTGCGAAACAATGCAGCGATATCGTTGTCTCCGGCCACGTCAGCCATGTTTGCAAAATACAAGTATCTGCGATTCGCCTGCGATTCGCCTGAAAAGGCAGCTTTCAAGTTTTCTTCGGTACGTGTACCTTTGATTTTTTCAGTCATACATTTCTCCTTGTCTGTGTAATAACTATGCTTATTATATATCCTATGTATCTGTAAAATCAATAGGTTTTTTATGAATATTTTTAAATGTTGGCAATAGATTGTTTCTATTAAGAAAAGGAGCTCGGAGGCTCCTTTTATAGACTAATTAAAATTAGAAACCTACTTTGATACCTGCGCTGATCACATTGCCATCAAAGTTGTTAACACGACTTTGGAAAGCTGATTGATAACGGTAGTCTGCTGTCAAAGCAACAGTCTTAGTTACAGCATAGCTGGCACCTACGCCAACGGAACCTTGCCAACCACTGCTGGTAGTTGTTGGGTCGATAAAAGCAACACCAGCCTTTGGAGTGATTGTAACATCACCAACCTTAGCAATGTCATAACCGCCTACTAGGCTATAACGATTCATATCGTTTGAATCTTGAGTATAACGCTCAAATCCGCCTGTTACACTTACTTTGTCATATTTTTGACCTAGTGTAATACCAAAACCATTGCGGTTCGGAGTTTGGCTATAGTCACGTTGTGTGGTTAGACCAAGTTCAACTGCTGAAGCTGAACCTACAGCCACTGCCAATAAAGTTGCTAGTGCAATTTTTTTCATTGTTTACTTCCTTTAAGTTAAATGACTTATACGTCATTGTTTATTATATAGTATTTCTACTATGTGTGTCAAGAAAAAGCGGCTACGAATAGCCGCTTTTGGTAGTTTTGTTTACAAGGTATTTCCTACCCCGGACCGCTGTTTTTTAGGCAGCTAGAGCAAATCTGCTGTCATTAGCAGCACCGCGAACGGTGTTGCCAGTGAAGCTCATTGCGCTGAAGTCATATGTATCTGCGTTTGCATTTACGTTTTTTGTATTTTACGTGACCCCACGTGTTGAGTCGTTATCCTATCTCACCCTGTCGAAACCATGGCAGGCCCATCATAAAAGGACTAGAGCAAATACCACGAGTACAACTAATACGCCTATTGCTAGACTACTTAGATTATCGTTCATACTAATCTCCTTATGGTGGACCTGGCGGGAGTCGAACCCGCGTCCAAGATGCCTTACTTTACAACTTTGTCCATTCAAGGACTACAACAATTCTTTAAGCAGGCTGAATGTTGCTAGCCTGTTGTCCTTTCTGACCCATAGTTACTTCAAAACTTACACTCTGTCCTTCTTGTAAGCTCTTGAAGCCACTTGAATTAATTTGTGAGAAGTGTGCAAATAAATCTGCGCCGCCGTTGTCTGGTGTAATAAAGCCAAAACCTTTGGCATCGTTAAACCATTTTACTTTTCCTGTTACCATTTTACTTTCTTTCCTTGTGTTAAAAATGTTTATCTGTGTGTGTATTTAAAATTGATTGTTAAACCAACCAACTTTTTTACCTTCTGCAATGCGTTTTTCATATGCTTCGACACTTCCAGGCCATCTCCAGGCCCAAATTGCCACCAAGCACATAAAGGCTGCTGTGTATAGTATACCACGAGCGGGTACATTTGTCAACCACATGATAGCCAAACTGCTGCTCATCATGGCCAACATAAAATATTTCATCTTGTTTGGAAATACTCTCTTCTCACCCCAATTGGTTAAGAATGGCCCAAACAGTTTGTGATTGTAGATCCAGGCATGCATTTTTGGTGATCCTTTGGCAAAGCAGTATGCCGCAAACACCACGAATATGCTGTAGGGTATTCCGGGAGTGATCAATCCAACATAGGCCATGCCTAGACTAAGAAATCCTAGTATTTTCCAAAATAATTTTTTCATGTTATGCTGCCACTATGCGGTTAGGTACTGCGGCCACGATGATATCAGAGTGTAGGTTGGGAGTGAACTTGCCGCCTGCTGCTCCGTTGAGTGTGGCTAATATATTTGCGGGTTTGGATTTTCTTGTGCTGATGCCACCATATGGAAGCCCTGGTAGAGCAAAGCTGAGATGGATCCATACAGTCTTGCCTGGTAGATATTCCAACAACAATTGATCATATGGAATATTCTGTTCTATCCATTTGGCTATTTCAAAATAACTGTGTGCCGGAACACCGCGGAACTGTAGATCTGCTGCCTGTCCAGTGCCGTGAGCTCCACCCCCTATGGTAGCACCATGCCTATACGAGTTGGTTATCGACATTGAAGGATATTTGGCTTTGATGGGTTCTATGACATTTTGTGCCAAGGCAGCAAGATTGTTTACCACTGCCTGCGGTCCTGCTACCAACGGTGAATGTTCTGCCAGCTGTGGTATGGTTCTAGGAAAGGTAACATTTTTTATCATCTGCGCCAGGGTGGTTCCTTTGGGAGTCAACACCATGTCCATGGTTATTGTGGCAGGCACAGGTGTAAAAGGTTGAGCCGCTTTGGCTGCTGTGGGCTTTACTCCTTCTGTCTTGGGAGTTGGAGTGGTGGTAAGCGCCTTGTGTTCTTCTGCAGTGATCCTGCCTTCGGATAAAAATCTGTCTGCTTGAGCTTTGCCTGCGGTGTTGTCGTCATCGCCTTCAACGTTCTGCACAGCTGATGTCACAGTGACCTTGGGCACCGTGGTAGCTGTGAAAGTTCCGGGAACCGTGGCAGCATTGTAAAGAGCGATTTCAACACCGTTGGCAAAAACATTAAAGGGGTTGTATAGAGGTTCTTGACGACTTAGTGTTCCAGCCGCATGGTCGTGTGGTATAAGAAAGTGTCCACCAGCACTGCTCGATCCTGCTCCAGGAGTGGTCGACTGTGGGGTTGGGGTAGTAGCCATAGTTTAAAATATTGGAGGCAAGGCCGTAATTTTATCCTTGTATTCCGCCAGCGCGGTTAACCCTATGGCACCAGTATCTTCTACATATAACTTATATAAACTCGCATAACCCAACCATTCATAAGGACTAACTATATGAATGCCTGAGCCAGAAGCAAGAGTTGTCATAGTAGTGCTATTTGTTGAGATAGTAGTTGTGTTTGTTGCTATAGTAGTTGTTTGGGTAGCAATAGTAGTTGTTTGGGTAGCAATAGTTTCTAATGCTGTTGCGATCCTGCCGAGTTCTGAAGTATAATCTTTACCGGTAAGGGTACCACCGCCTGCACCGTCTAATGTTCCAATAGTATAATTCGATGACATTTCTAACCCCTAAACTAGTATTTAAGCCAATGCAATCCCAGTGGTCTGTTGTATAAATTGGTCAGCAAACTGCTTGTCTGTGGCTTCTGCCACAGCTACCACAGATTTTGCTATTCTTACTTCTTTACTGGGATCTACCGTGAACAGATATGGCATGAGTGCAGGCCCTTTTGGACTCATAGCGATAACCATGGGATGAGCTAGTTTATAGTGCATGATTTGATCTTCTACTAATTTTGCTACCAGCTCTTCACCACTGGTTAGTTTGATAGTTACAACTCCACCCACTGCAACACCTTTATCTATTAACATCATATTTCGCCTTTGCCGAATCCGCCGGCTGTGTTTTCTAAATAGTCTCTTAGTTCTGTGAACCCACCAATCATATTACCGTTGATGATGATTTGTGGCACAGTTCTTGCGTTTGGCACAGCTTCTAAAAGCTCTTCTTTGCTGTAACCATCACCAATTTTACGTTCTTCGTATTTAATACCTCTCTGTGTTAGCAGGGCCTTGGCCTGATCACAATAGGGGCAATTATATTTGCTCCATACAATAGCTGTCATTATGTTTCCTTTGTTAATTTGAATAAATCACAGCACCTTTTTTATCAGTGACTCTAACCAATACCATGCCTTTGCGTTTGTATTGTAGAGCAGCACTGATAGCTGCCTGCTCACCGCTGAAGGTGCCTATGACTATCCAGCTTTCGTAAGGTGAGTTGCGTTTGTACTGTGCTTTAAACATATATTATATAGCAGGCAATGCATCGTAGTCAAGATTTTCGCTCATCACACCTATGACATAGTTAGTGCTTTCACTTTCTTGCAGAGCTGTTTGTTTTTTGCTGGTATCTACGTGTTTATTGAACCAAGGAATTGGAGTTGATCTCGGAGCAGTTTGCTGATATTTTATTCCAATTTCTTTAAGTGCAGATACCGCTGTGTAGTCTACAAAGTCTTTGAGAATGTTGGCATTCAAACCAATCACTGGACCTTTGTTAAACAAATAGTCAGCCCATTCTTTTTCTTCACGGATGACATCAAGATACAATGCGTATACTTCAGACTCGCACTCCAACTTGGCTTCAACAAAACGGCTGTCTTCTTTGACCACTTGGTTGATCAAATACGCAGTCCAGCCTTTGTGTAGCAGTTCATCTTGTAGGATCAATTGAATGATATTTCCATTGCCCATGAAGATCTTGTTTTCTACCATGGCCAGGCTAGTAGCAAAGCTGACCATAAAACGGAATGCTTCTAGAGCATAGCTAGCATGTAAGGCCATCCAGATTGCTCGGATATATTCTTTTTCTGGGATAGTTTCGCCCATCTGTTTGCGGCAGTTGATCATGTGCAGTGCTTCGTAGTAATTGCCTACTGAACTGGCCATGTCTACAATTTCTTTGGTGTCGTGGATAGTGCTGAACACTTCTTTTGGCACGTTGTAGATGTTGCGAATAATGTGACTATAGCTCTTGCTATGAATGTTGGTTTCAAAGAATGTCCAGTTGTAAACCAGTGCTTCCAGTTCAGGCAAACTGATCACAGGTGTAAAGATTTGGCTTGGGCCACGCCCTTGTAAACTATCTAGAGCTGTTTGACGTAGCAGGTTGCTGGTAAAGATGTGTTTGACAGCATCACTGGCTTCTTTGAAGTCGTTGGAATCTTTGGTAAGACTGATCTCTTCTGGTTGCCAAAAGAAACCACGTGCTGTGGCTTCAAAGTCAGCAATTTTTTTATACTTGACTTCTTCAAACCGTTGGATAGTAACTGGACCTGCTGGGTCTAGAAACATCTTGCGATTGAGATAGTCTGTTTTTGTTGTTAGATTATATTGTTGTTTTGACATTTTGTTTTGATCTTTTAGTTAGTTTGTATTCCAGCCAACACCCATCCGCCGGCGGATTTTGATTTAGTCATGTTCCAGACTTCTTCAAATGCCTCGGCTTCTATGCCTGCTGTTTCTTGTATTGTGCCGGTAAATTCCACACTGGCCATGTAATTGACATCAGTTTCTTCTATTCCCAACAGTTTTGCTGACAGTGATATCACTGCTGTTCTATACTCTTGGTTAGCATCTCGATCTGCCAATTGTTGTTGTATTTCTTTCAACATGACGTCTGTCATCATGTTGCTGAGAGTGGTGATGTCTGCACGATCCCATGCACCTTGTAACAATGTAAAGTTCTGTTTAGCGGCTGACTCAAATCCCACGACATCAAATCCCACGGGAATCGTCCATGTGGCAGTTGTGGCCAATGCTGATCCGATCATTGAGCCCCCTTGGAACCGTGTAGGTTGGTCAACTACAGGATCAGCTTGTGGACCTTGATAAGCAAGGTTGGGTGAACTGGCCATCATACGCTTGCGCATGAACCAACCTATCACTGCCATTACCGCAACACCAATCAACAAGGCCATTAAGATATTACCAAACGCCGCACCTAGTCCCAAACTGCTAGCCAACCAAGCCAGTCCCAGACCTGCTGCCAATCCTCCCAACATAGCACCCCACGGACGACTTGGTGCAGGTGCTGCCATTGGTGGAGTTGCTTGTGTAGGTGGTGCGGCCTGTTTTTTAGTCACATTAGAACTTTGTTGTCCTACACTTTTTCCGCCGCCCATGCGTTTGGCTGCTTCTGCACTCACACTGGCAAATGCCATCATAGTTACTAACATTATTGCAATTAATTTTTTCATAGTTTGCATGCCTCGCAATCTTCATCTTCTTCTATCACTTCACGTTCATTATGAAATCCGTTGTAGTGTACTTCTGGTGTGCGTTGTTCTTGTCTACTGCCAGCCTTGTTGATCAAACTGTAGTAGAATGTTTTCAATCCCCATACATGTGCCTGCATCAAATTCTTGGCAATCAGTGTGGTTGGTACTTTGCGATCTGCAAAGTGTGCTGGATTGTAAAAGGTATTGGTTGAAATACTTTGATCCACATATGCAGCCAACACCGCAGCTGTTTTCAAATAGCCGTCGCAGTCACGTTGATCCCACATCATCTGGTACTTGTGTTTCAATCTATTGTATTCCGGAACCACCTGTGTGAATGATCCTGCCTTGCTTTCTTTGGTAGAGATCAAACTCATAGGCATTTCGATACCGTTGGTTGAATTGATAACCACTGAACTAGACTCCACCGGTGCAATGGCCATCAGTGTGGCATTTCGCACACCGTGTAGTATCATTTCTTGTCGGAGTGGTTCCCAGTCAAGCTCTGGGGCAAAGTCAGTAAGTTCGTTGACTCCTCTGGCTCTTCTTTCCCAAGGGAACTCTCCCTTGCCATATCGGGTGTGATCGGAATCTTTGCAGCGTCCTCTTTCTTTCGCCATTTCGACCGTGGCTTCTGTAAGGTAAAAGGCTTGATGCTCCATCCAAACTTTAACTTCTGCCAGTGCGTCTTTGTCGCCATATTTTATTCCCCTTCTTGCATGCCAATAAGCAAGGTTGGTCACTCCAATGCCTAAGGGTTGAATTTCATCGTTGCTGAGCTTACTTTGGATGCTTAAGAAATCTTGATAATCCAAGATGTTGCACAGGCTACGCTGTAGTATGCGACATGCACGGCGCATGTCTTCTGGGTTACGGAACGCACCCCAGTTGATGGATCCCAGTGTACATAACGCTATGCGTCCTGTCTCGTCGTCTAGTCTTTTGAATGAACGAGTTGGTAGTAAGATCTCACAGCACAGGTTACTTTGATATATGGTATGGTACTCTGGATCGAACGGACCCTGTTCCATGACATTGTCAATAAACACCAAATAGATGCGACCTGTGTCTGTACGCTCCTTGAGAATGCCTGACCTAAACACTTCTTCGGCACTCATTGTTTTCTTACGCAAGTCTTTGCGTTTTTCGTATTTTACGTATAGCTCTTCAAATCTCTGTGTGTTTTTATAAAATGCTTCATAAAGGTCTGGTACTTCGTTGGGGTCAAAGAACGTTATGTCTTCTTTGTTCTTGAATCTTCTCCAGAAGAAGGCTGACAGCACAACACCGTAGTCCATGTGTCGAACTCGTGTTTCATCTGTGCCTTGATTGTTCTTAAGTACGATGAGATCGTCAAACTGTAGATGCCATATGGGATAGAACACAGTGGCACTTGCATTGCGTATGCCACCCTGTGAACATGAACGCAGGTCGCCAAACCATTTCTTTAGGAATGGTATCATGCCTGTATGTTGAATTTCGCCACCTCTGATGGGACTACCAAGTGACCTTAGGCGACCAATCTCTAAACCAATGCCAGCTCGCTTGCTGGCATACTTGGCCATCATTTCACCACTAGCAAAAATGGAGTCAAGATCATCATCACTGCGAATGAGCACACAACTACTGAACTGCTTAGTGGGAGTGCCAAGCCCAGCAAGAACAGGAGTAGCGAGAGTAAATAAACCGTCTGAAGCCGCATTGTAGTATTCCTTAATATATTTCATTCGAGCACTGTTGGGCTCTTCTTTGTGAAAGATTGTTGCGGCCGCTATCATGTATCTAATTTGTGGAGTTTCGTAGGTTTGTTTAGTGCTACGATTCTTTACCAGATACTTTTCAATCAATTGTTCAATGGCCGCATATGAATATTTTTCATCCTTTTCGTGATCCAACATGTCATTCATGCGGTTCCAATCTTCTTCACTATACCATTCTAACAGTTCGCCGGTGTATAAGCCAGTTGCTACATTTTTCTGCACAATGGAATACAAACTGGGAACTGCATAAGAACCATACACATCTTTTCTCAGCATTGAAAGTCTTTGCTTGCCTGCCACATATTGGTAATTGGTGTGTCCAACATCTGGATTGTTTTCCACGTCAATAAGATCCACTATGGCACGTAGAGTTATACCGTCAATTTCTTCTGTGGTGATTCCATCATAGAAGTGAGGCTGTGCTTTGATTTCTATCATGCTTTGACTAACATCTGCAATGCCTGCACATACCTTGGCCACCTGAGCCTGCCATTTTTCTACTGCCAATAGTTCTCTGTTGCCATTTCTTTTTATTACTGTAATTTTGGTCATTTATTTCGCTTGTTTAGTTAATTATGGCAAGTATTTAGTGGCAACGATTTTCTCTCCTAAGGTTATTTTTAAATAACGTTTAAGGCTTGTTTACGAACGGTTTTTTCAATTTTTAGATGTTAGCAAATACTATCACAATGCACATACAAATTATATGCGCATTTATTACAAAAGTCTAGCAGTTTGGTTTTAAAACTGCGAACGATATGAATAGTTCAAAGTTCCAGCATCGCTTGCAAGAGTGTTTGAATATCTAATTGATATGGAAGTTGGCACTTGCCCAGCTGAAGCAGTGTATGATCCGCCCACCTGATCTAAAAATTCAGCACTGAATTCTAACACAACTGAATTTGGTGTTGTGACTGAAACATTATCAGTTGCGCTGGCAAAATCAAATTCGTCATACATTTGAATTTTTGCAGTTGCTCTACTGGCAACAATGGTCAGTGTGCCTCTTCTGCTGTATGCATTGGAACCAGTTAACGTGCTGGCATAGTTGTAGTCCAGCTTGTAGCTTATGGTGCCAGTTGGTGTTCCACTTTGATTGGTTGCCATTGGCAATCTAAAAATCTGTGTTGGATCCGGGTCTGTCACATTGAGTTCAACACTATGAGTACTGAATGAGTTGTAGATACCTTTTCCACTTACTTCAGGCACATATGGCACTGCGATGTTTCCAGTTAATAAACTGTCTGCTCTGTCAGTGTAAATTTTCTCTGCGGTGTTACCAATTGTTCCAAAAAATATTACTGGGTAAGTAACTGTGGCAATGCCGCCGCCGTTAGCACCAACATTGATAAACCTACAATTTTGAACTGCATTGCCAGTTCCTTTGATAACCAATACACCTTGTTGTTTTACGTTATAGAATTTGCTATTAACGATCTGTGTTTCTCTTGGGCCGTATACTTGTCCAGCAGTTACACCGTCTGCACCTTCACCTAGCACAACCCCTTGACTGATAATAGAAAAATTACAATCCACAAATGTATTGTTTAAAATATCT